ATCCGATCTGTTTAGATAAGACTTAAAGAATTTTCTCATTCTATGATTCTTACAGTACGCGCTCCAATATGCATCAATAGCGTAGGAAACGGCGTGAGACTTGTTGAAAGCATATCTGTTGGATTTTTCAATCCAAGAGAAGATTTCTTCCGCGATATCTTTACTGACAATTCCCTGTTCCTCTGCTCCCTCTAGAAAGGATTTTTTAACTTCTTCCATGAGGCCCGCTTTCTTTTTTCCAATCGCCTTACGAAGCGCATCGGCTTCTTTGAGGTCAAAACCAGCAAGCTTTTGTGCTATCATCATAGATTGTTCTTGGTACACAAGAACCCCATAGGTCTCTTTTAAGATTGGTTCAACCGAATCATGAGGATAAATGACAGGATCTATGTTGGCTTTTCTGTCAGCATAATGCTGAGTCATAGACTTACCATCTGCAAAAGCCTTCAAGCATCCCGGTCTAATTAGACTAATCAGTGCTGCCAATTCGCTTATGCTTCTGGGGTTGACCTGTTTTGCCCAATGCTTACCAAGATTAGATTCAAGCTGAAACACACCCTTGGTACGCCCTTCACAAATCAAATCCCAAACACTATCATCATGAAAGTCGTTGATATCAAACATAAATTTCCCCATTGGCAAATGTTTTTTCAAACTTCACCTTTTTCAATAACGACCTTTGCAGTTTCATAAATTTAATCATAAGATTTGCAGTATCTTTTACGTCTTGCAGAGCGTCATGAGCGTTATCTTTGCTTGCCTGACTCATACCAAAATAATCACGCATATAATCCATACCGTAGGCTTTTACATCTTGGTTATTCTCAAACCAGCAGTAAATATGCTGCATGACATCAATTGTAAAGATAGGGTTGAAGATGCCCTGTCTTCCCCTCTTTGAGTCTACTGGCCCATGCTCTTGGCACATTCGCTCTACAATAGGCATATCGTAACCATTAATATTGTAACCAGCGGCGATTGGCGCGTAATAACTAGTCTTTTTGAAATTATACTTATCACAAAACTGAGAGAATTTACCCCACACAGTCTTGGGGAGCGGCGCTTTTGCCAGCTTATCTCTAGTCTTTCTGGTTATCTTTAGTGCTTCTTCCTCCAGCGGATCGACGCCAGCCTTAATAGCCTCATCATCGTCTATGATTGGCCTAATTTCGCTGTTGAAAGTACCTCCGGGCTGGAGTTCAAGTTTTCTAGCGTGGATCGCTACAGCGGCAATCTGAGTAGGCTGACAGGTATGGGGATTTCTCCCTCCGGTTTCAAAATCAAATACGATAATGTCACGATAATTCGCCATATTACTTCCTTTTCTTTAGTTCAATAAATTTGTTAACTGCTTCATCTATATTTTTGTAGATGCGATATTCTTCATGTCTATCTGACCACACTTGGTACTCGTTATCAGCGACAATTCTCTTGTTGTGATTTTTTAAATTGCAAAGGGATATTTTCTTGTATTCGATTGAACACCCAGAAAAAATTACTGATTTATAATCTTCTATAGTTGCCTGCATTTTATTCTTCCTCTTTGGTTATTTCCATAATTTTACTTAATAGGTCGATAGCTAAGATGTCGAATTTAACGTGACCTTGAGATTCTAGGTCGTTCATTTCAAATCCTACTATTTTTTTGCCTGTGGAGTCTTTTACCATCGGGCAAACATCTTTAAGTTTGTGCTTTGATATGATTACACCGGCTGGATGCTTACCTTGGGATTTATTTGTCCCTTCTATTTTTATGGCCTGCTCAAAGAACTTTGCTAAATCACCCTCTAGGTTTCCCTCGTCGTCTATCTTGCACCACTCTTTGAGGCTATCAGATTCGTTCTCTAGCGCCCATCTTATGATAGACCTATCTTCCTTATCCATCAACTCTAATTGGTCTGAGATCATAGCTTCGTCGGGAATACAATCCGTTATCTCATTCATTTCTGAGAATGATACAGCGTCACTAATTCTTAAAACCTCTTTGAGTGCAGACCTTCCTTGCAGCCTACCAAATGTAATCATCTGAGAGACATTTTCCTCGCCGTATTTTTCCTTGATGTAATCAATAACTTCATCCCTATGTTCCGCAGGTACGTCTACATCAATATCTGGTAAAGAAATATAGTCATCTGTATTTCTTCCCTCGTTGTAGAATCTTTCAAAAATCAGCCCATATTCGATAGGATCAACCTCTGTAATTCCTAGGAGATATGATACCAAACATCCAGCCGCAGATCCTCTTCCCGGTCCCGCAATCCATCCCCTGCCCTTAACATAATTAACAATATCTTGCACAATCAAAAAATACCCAGATAGTCCAGCCTTGAAAATAACTTCCAGTTCTGTCTTGACTCTTTCCAGATAGATATCCCTATCTACAACATCTACTACCTTTTTTGCAGATATTAGCTTACTTTTCCAGCCGTGGCGACAAAGTTCTTTTAGGTACTCGTTCTGATCGAAACCCTTTGGGCAGTCGAAATCGGGTAACATGGGAGGCCCAAGAAGTTCATAATCTTCACACATATCCGCAACTTTAAACGTTGTAGATTTCTTTTTCGTGTTTGGTAAATTCCATTTGTCTTTACCGTCGAAGAATCTTTCATATTCATGCTCAATGCCCTCTAGTCTTTTTAGGGTTTTCTTGAGTTTGCCACAAAGCATGATTCTATGACAATCTGCATCATCTTTATCTACATAGTAAATAGCTTCGTTTTCGTACTTTATCTGAACATGATTAGTTTTAAATAGCTTGGCGAATCCGTTTTTCTTTGGTGTAACGCATAGAACATTACCTCTTTTTGCGATGTCCTTTAGGATGTCAATATTTGGATTAGAGACATACTTAACCAAGTCAAACCAACCATCTTTATTTTTTGCATAAAGAATAAACCCATCGAATTCACATCCGATGACAGGTTTTATTCCATGTTTTTTGCACTCTTGATGAAACTCTACAGCACCAGAGACAGTACCAAAGTCGGCCACACCACAGGCAGAATAACCATATTCAGCACACCTTTTCGCAAGTTTGTCAGTTTTACAAAACCCCTGTTGTAGACTAAAGTGGGTTTTACAGTTTATCGGAATCCAACTCATAGCTCAATTGCTTTCTTAAATCTTCAAGGAAAGATCTCGACGGTTCAATATTGTTATGCCGAGCCTGTACAATAGTTCTCATTTTTGCCGCCAGTCCCACTGGCGTCAGTGTATTCATGTTGTATTGGGCAAGCCCCTCCAGTAGAGGTCTACAATTAGTAGATTGTAAAAAGTTCAACGACTTAGACAAGGTGTTATCAAGACAGTCCCACGGCCCCTTGAAAAACGAAGCGCTTTCGTAGTACCAAAACTTAGGAAGTCTGTCAACTACTGGTATGGCCCCCATTAGACTAGACTCAAAAAATCTAAAGGTTTCCATACTATAGGCTCCTGCTGGACAAAGTGACAACTTTGAATCTGCTAAAAGTTCTAAGTATTCTCTGCTGTCCATACCGCCGCCAAATCCATCGGTAAACTCAACTTTATATTTGAACTTGTCTCCCGTTTCTTTGTATAGCTTGTCCAAGCCTCTTTTGAAGCAGTCTCTTGTTCCTGTGTGCGGTATTTGACCCACGAAAGTAAAGTCATATTTTCTTTCGGAGATTGTTTTTATCTCAATGTCATGATAACAGTCACTAAATGGCCCAAGTGGCAGGGGGAAAGTTAGGGGGTTGTCTAAACAATGCTCCCACCTATCCATCATATGATAGTGTTGAAATATTAAAAATATGTCATCGTTAAAAAATCCCCTTGGAACCTCATGGTTTTCTCTAGAGGTGGCTATCAGTATATTCAGCTTGTCATCATCAAAGCTAGGAATATCTTGCGAATCATATTTTACAATGACCCTATATTCGTCACTCAGAAGCTTGCTGAATTCGGTAGCCGCATCCAGAGTAAATTTATTACCTAGGTGAAACTCCTTGTTTAAATCAACTAATTCTGCCATTGTGTCATCCTTTTTCTCGCTTTACTTCTGGAGGATAAATTTTCTTTGTCGAGTTGGTTAAATGACACTTATTTAGCCTCATTACATTTTCGTGATCTTTTGCTATTCCTTTTTTGAAGTTTGGATGATCTGGACTACTGAACCTAACAACAATGTCGTACAGATCTTTAAACATATCATTTGACTTAGTCAACTCAGAAATAGTCGCAGTATCCTTTGTTCCGCTTTTCCAAAATTCCAAATCTGATGACGTATAATAAGGACACATCTGAACATTTTCCAACGTATTAGCGTAGCCATGCGCCCCCATAGTCCAATCCCGCCCCATTTGTTCGCTAAGTAGTTTGTATTTACGTTCTTCCTTGGGTTTGAATTTCTTGGTTCGGACCCACTCTTTCTCGCCACACGAAAAATCCAGCTTGTATTCTACAATCCTCTCGTTTTCTTCTGCATAAAGAACGCAATTAAATTCCAAAACAGCTTCATAAGAATTATTCTGAGTATATACGCCGCTGGCGGGTATGAAATGATACTCATTGTCTATTTTTAACGGGAATTTCGTGGTAAAGCCATAGCTATGCACACCCCAAAAACCTCTCTGGGCTTCTGTTGTTACAGGAGCCATACCTGCTGAAACATCAACCCTTGGCAAGTATGATGCGCCAAAGAGTCCAATTGCTGTGGTTATAAAGCCTCTTCTTTTTATTTTCATTATCCGGGAGCCTCATAGTATCCTATATTGAAACCTTCGTTAGTACATTCTTTAACAGTTTTGTCATGACCTATTGTGTGCAGCCTTTGTTCCACATGCTCACACATAGTGGTGTTTGTCCCCGGCCAGTTGTTTTTATAAAAGTAGCAAATCTTTTGACATCTAAAATCTCTGCGACTACTACTAACTGGCTTGGGCTGTATATTATCTTTAATTTCCTCGTATCTTTTTCTAAGCATTTCCAAAAATCTATCTTGATCCGACTTATCAAAGCACATACTAAAGGGTCCACCGTCCCTAGTAAAAAAGATGGACATAATAGCCTGTTCATAATCTGGGTAAAGTTTAGATATAGCATAATTATACAACAGCAATTGTGCATCGTCAAGAAGTTTTTCGTAAGTTTTCACCTCTCCCGTCGCCCAGTTTTTTCGCTGGCCCGTTTTCCAGTCTATTACCTCAATTATATTGTCGTCTATTTTTGTAACTAGGTCAATCGTTCCCTTGATGGCTAAATTACCTTTTATTGTCGTACCATCGGGCATTTGGTATTCATACCTAGCCCAATCTTCTTCTATAGGTATATCAAAAGTCGGCTCTGTATCGACTATATTTCTTTTTCTGGGATCAAACTGACCATCATTAAAAGTTAAAGCTGTTGATACTTGTTTTTCACAAAATTTAAAATCAGCAGGATAGTACCTATGGCTATCTGTAGACCCATAATGATCGTAACTTCGCTTCAATAGGTCCGCAACAAATTTCTTTGTATTTAACTTTCTAGGAGTAAATTCCACCTCCCCAATAGCATCATCCGTTATCGTTAACGATTTCTCTTCTGGACTGTCCTGTAGCTCCTTTGTGCAGGCAGCGAGGCATTCCATCACCTTGTGGCAGGCGGTTCCTAGCTGGGCCTTTTTGCCTGATTCTGACCTGTATCCGAGAACATAAGTCAGAAAATATTGCATTTGACAAAAATCATAGTTGCCATAACTAGAGGATCTAATGTATGTTACTATCATTCCGAATCCTTGAAGGTGTGGATTCCCCCAACTAAAACTTTATCATCTTCTTTTGTCGGGATTGGATCTCCTAGCCATCCCCACCCTTCGATAACTTTTATAAGTTCTACATGAGATTCTTGGATGGACATATTTTTATTGTCAACGACAGCATCAAACTCACAACTATCATCAAATGCATTTTCGCTTTTATGGGTATCGTCTCCATTGGATCTCGTAAGTTTCACAACCTTTCCGCCAGCATTTTGTATCGCTTCCATCTCGTTGGGGAATCTGCAATCATCAATAACGGCAAGAAGGGAACCTTCTGCTTCCACATCCTTGATTAATCTAGAAACCCATATTTCCTCATAGATTTTTCTACAGACCTCCGTTCCAAAAAATTGAAGAAACTCCCTTCCTGTCATCTTTCCCTTTTTGTGATATACTAAAGATCCATCGTTGATAAGCTTTTTAATTTGGGGAATTCTTGCAGTCTTGGGACAAGTTATAACTCCGGGCATTGATTGCCATGTGATTGGTATCTTGGAATTTTTCTGTATATCTGTTCCTCTGACGTTTTCTTCTTTAACATCAAACAATTCTGTAGCTATGTTTTTCAACGGGTCGGCAAAAGAGTAACTTTTTACATAAGGCCACATGTTGTAAACTGCCCACTCAGAAAATTCTAAGTCAACCCTTCTTACATCTAGTAGGGCATGTCCATGCTCTTTTTCTCCTTTTGAATCTATAAGCTCTGTACCGATAACCAATTCACCCGTTGGCGTCATGTGAAATGAGTCGATTATATTATGAGAGCGCATTTGGTAACCATGTATAAAATTACTACTAGTAGTTTTTCCAGACTGTTTGGCGCCTGCAAATGCTAGAATTTTAGTCGTCATATTAAGTTATCCTTCTCTAACTGGGGTTTGAGTTCTTCATGAATTTGTTCGATTGTCATTTCACCAATGTCTTTTTTAGAAATTTGCGGTCTATAGTAATTAAATCTTCTTCCGCATTTTTTTGTGATTTGATTAGCGGCCTTTTTTCCTGCCTCGTCATAGTCTGTTAGTATCACTAGGTTCAAGACTCCGCTTTTCTCTAGAGTCAGTAGTTGGTCGTCGCTTATGCTAGCGCCAAAGATGCCAACTGAGTTTTTAAATCCTGCCTCATACATTCTTAGAACATCGCCCTGTCCCTCTAAAATAAAAAGAACACCTTTATCTCCCATAAAGTATCGCGCGATATTGAATCCATAAAGAACGTTTTTCTTAAATCCTTTACTATGTAGCCACTTAGGCTGTAATTCTCCGATTGCCCTTCCTACACATCCTACATACTTATAGTCCTCATCGTAGATTGGGACAACAACTCTTCCCGACATTGGCTGATTTTTTGCAAAACATGTCCCTATATCAAAAGTTTTTAGCGTTTCTTCGCTGTAGCCTCTGTCTATATAGTATTGTGCGGGTATACTTATCCTAGATTTTATCTCATCTCTTGAGATTTTTGATGGCTCTCTCTCTATCTTTCTATCGAATACCTCCAGAAGTTTAACGTCCTTCCTACAGTTCACTTCTTCGGATTCCAGTTCTTTCGGATCTAGATTTAAAAAATCTAAGCAGAACTTATATACATAGTTTAGTGGTAAGTCTTTACCTTCCCGGCGAGATAGGACGCCCCTAATAAAGCCAAAAATATTGCTGGTATAATCCTGTTCGCATTGATTAGTCCAGCACTTCCAATTTCCAATTACGGTATCCCCATCCGTAAAAATACTACACCCCTCTGGACTATCCCCTCCATGAATAGGGCATGGAAAAGAGTATCTGTTTGGATACTCTAGTGCTTCAATATCAAAATAATCAAGGATTCTTGGTATCGCGGGCGCCAAGCTATCACATAGTGTCGATATCTGATTCTGATTCAACTTCTTCATTTATCTCAAAACCTTCTTCTCTGGCTCTCGCGTTATTATGAAGTTCATTTCTCGTTCTTCCTTCTTCTATCTTTCCTACATTGCCAAACATATTCATGCTAATATAGTCTCCGTCATCAAGTCCGGGGCCATGCCTGCCTGTAACGGGAACCGCTTTTCTGTCTCCGTTTTCTACTCCATCCTCTGCCAGTTCTTCTTCTGACTTCTTTTTGAAGATGGTGAAGCTTGTACAGAGCCATATTAGCCTGTCTGAGCCTGACACCACATCAGTAGACTCTTTGGTTATACCGTCTCTATTTAGCTGTACAAAGCTTAAACAGGGTACGTCATACTTAACCATAAAGTTGTGTAGCTGGGTGATTTGAAAGCCAAGAACCTGATATTCTTGCATGGAGCTACTTATACCCTCTGAACCCATCAGCTTTAAGTAATCATAAATAATTAAACAGTCATTTGTGGTTCCGTTTTCATCAAAGCCAACATGCTGATAAATCCACTTCCGCATCAATCCTAATATATTTTCAAACGATTGACCGGCGATACTGATATAATGATAGGGCAACCCTTTAAGTTCCTGTGCCGCCTTTTCCACCTTTTCTTTTTCTGTGGGGTTTTCTGTGAATTTACCTGTAGAGATTTGGTTAATACTGACCCCGCTCAGATTAGCTAGCATCCTATTAAGGTGATCCTCCTTGCTCATTTCAGTATCGAGCATCAAGACCGGGATTCCTAGCCTAGACACATTCATAGCCACGGCATCTCCGAGCATGGATTTACCCACTTTTGGACGGGCGGCGATAAGGTCAACACATTTTCTTCTCAGTCCACCACCAATTGCCGCATCATACCTAGGAAACCCTGTTGG